GTTCTAGATCTTCAAGGCGATGATACTCGGCATGTGCTCTTTCCTGTCGGTCGCACACAATGTCAAGAATATCTCTCATGATTATATCGTTATCAACGTAGTCGTCAAGGTACTTATCTACTGCCTCTTTGAGGTATCTGTACCTATGCCATTCTTGTGAATAGGGTTTGTAGTTCATGATAAAAGATCATTCAATGTATTTAGAGTACAAAAAAGGGGCACCCTGAAACAGGGCACCCCAATTTGGTGTTCCGACTTTTGAAGCGACCGCACGAAAGATCGCATCACTATTTAGATCAGAAGTTGTACTTGAGTCCGACCTTACCGCCATAACCACGGTCGATGTCCTCGTCGCCTGATCCGACGAACGAGACTTCACCATATGCACCGAGCTTCTCGGTAACAGCAACACCGATGCCTGCCTTACCAGAAGGAACAGTATCGCTGTCGCCACCGTCAGGGGAGACCAGGGTAGCACCGCCCTGAACGTAGTAGGAAGCAGATTCACCCAGAGCGCCCTCGTAGCCTACGTGGAAATCTGTAGCGGCACCAGTGTAGTCCGCGCCTGTCCAGCCTGCATTGGTTTCCACGTTAACGTAGGGACCAGCAAATGCAGCAGGAGCAGCAAAAGCAGTAGCAGCTGCGGCAGCAGCAAAAGCAGTTTTGATCATTTTTGTTTTCCTTTGTTAGTTTACTTGCGGAGTGATTACCCGCAGATGTTGGATGAGGTTCTCCCCATCGCATGTATACAATTTATCAGGGTTAGGTCGAAAAAGCAACCCCCCTTGTGCCAGTTTGCCCCCATTCACATTTTGTATTACTTATGACTCAGTTAAGCTTAATTAATGTGCCTGTGATCTTAACCTCTCCAACGGCAGTGATTGTTACAGCAGCACCGCCAGCAACATTCATTGCTCCAGTTGCAGCAACGGTCATTATTCCACCAGCAGTCAATGTCGATGCGCCACCTGCTGTCGATGTGATTGCCCCACCTGCTGTCAAGGTAGCTGCTCCACCAACCTTATTGAGGTATGCACCGCCAGTATCCATATTATATGCGCCACCGACCTTCCAGTCAACTGCACCACCAACCTTATACTTAGTCGCCCCTAGAACGTTCACATTATAGAAACCAGGAGAATTGACTACAACATTTGCTCTAGGATCAAATTGCATCATCATGTCTTCAGAGACACCAAATCTCATCTTCTGACCTAGGATAATTTCTTTATCGTTGTCAGTATATTTCTCAACATTACCTGCGATCATGGAGATAGATCCACCACCCTCAGCACCTGCCTGAATATAAACTTGAGTCTTTCCAATCAACCAGAGTTCTTCCGTTGCCTCAATTTTAATTTTCTTTGCCTTTACTACTCTCTCACTTCCAATAGCATTCTCTACTACATCGCCATATGCAACAACATTTAGTGCGTGACCTTCAGACTCTGTTCCACCATCGTTATATTCGATGTCTGTTCTACCGCCATGATATTGCTGCTGTCCTTCTGTGTGGATAGATAACAATCCACTTGCTGGACCCGCTTCTTTTGACTTATCACCTGTTCTTAAGACAATACCACCATCAGATAAAAGTGCAATAAACCCACCAGCACCAGGAGCTTTTGGAATACATGGTCCATCAATTCTCAGTGCTCCAGTAGTGCCATCTGGCATCAGTCTTTCATAAATCTCGCATCTTGTTAAGGATCCTTTATAAGCAGTACAAAATGCAGGATCATTTCTCAGATTCTGAGTTTCATTCGCAGTTGATGGTTTTGCTGGTCCATTTTTTAGATCACTATAAGTTTTACTGCTTGCCGCTTGCGCTTTTGCAATAGCTGCTTCTATGTCTTGATGGTTCTGATTGTGTGCCATTATCTACTCTCCTACGGACAATCAACGTAACGACCTGTGCCAATCTTAGTAGCACCAAGTAGTTCGAGTTGCTCCGTTTCTCTACAAACGAGAGAAGGGATCATGGTAGCACCATATCCACCACCACCAACTACAATAATTTGTGGCAGTTCATCAAAAGTCAACGATCGATCCAATACTCTTCCTCCAATTACAAATCCATCATCATTAATTATCGCTTCAGCAATTCCCAATTCTCCATTCACGTAAATATCTGGTTTGTCCTTATATCCTCGTCCTGGACTGATAATTGTAAACGTATCGATTATACAGCGAACGTTATTATCAGATGCTACATTTAGTTTATATCCATAACCAGGAGATTTAACACGGATTTCAGTAATAAATCCACGCTCATCTAATAGAGGAGTTGCAATTGCACCAATACCCTCACCACCAATAAAGACATAAGGTGGTTCCGCCCATGCATCACCTGGATCATCAATAGGAATTTCGATGATACCACCGTCAGGATCCGTGATTACTTTTTCTGGATCAACTGTTGGTGGCGTGAACTCATCATAAGTATTCTCAGGAGTCTCACCCTCGCCGTCGTCAAATTCTGTTGTATCATCAGATGCTTTTCCATCATCAGCGACAATCAAAACATCGGTAAAAGCACCCGTTGAATCAATAGTAAATCTAAGAACTTCCTCATCTTCTACAACACCATCTTCTGCGATTCCAACAGTAACAGATGCTGTATTGTTGTTGATTACGAACTTACCTCTAATTTCCGATCCAATAATATCATCTGAAGTGATATTTGTTCCTGTCAAGGTATACTTTAATGTAGCTCCATTTACAACATTTGTGGTTGTAATAGTATACTTGATAAATTCTCCTTCTTTTACAGAAGCTCTATCAGCAGATACTCTAAATGTTGGAGATACAGTTTCCGTACCTTCTCCACCGCTAGGAGGAGTTAGTTCTCCGCCACCTCCAGAATCTCCTTCACCTGGAACTTCTCCTTCCGATGGAGGGAAAGTCTCAGAAATTCCAGTGATTGGGTTTACCTCACCAAGTGGTGGTTTTGGATTTAGAGGATCAACAACCTCACCTTCAGTAATCGTGCATTTCGCAACGTTCTTGATAAACGAAGATTCGACTTCTGGATCCGCAATAGGAGAGTTTATACCCAACTTGATAAAGAAATCTTCATTAGGTTCTTGCTCTGAAGAAAAGAAAGTCTTGACAATAATCCTCTTCTCAGTTTCACCAGAGGCAAATCCAAGAATATCGTTGACTGGAAGATAATCAACGTCTTTAGTTGCAGTTCCTTTTTTAGATAGCGTTTTGTAAGTAAGAGACGAAGGTTTGGCGATATATCCATTTCTAGTTACGGTGAATACCGCTTCGTTTCCTTCTTCTACAAAAATATCTTTGATATCGTAAGTAACTTTTTTCTTTTTAGATGCACTGCCTGGAGGTACTGGTTGTCCTGGTTCTTCTGGTCCTAAAGGAACGCCTCCAGTAAATCCAATATTTGTGCCCGTAATCTTTTTACCTTCATATGCAGCAGGGCATGTATATTGTGTATAGTCTCCAGTGGTAACTGGGAATAGATTGTCAATATCTTCTAGAAGTTTATCGAGGAAATCTTCGTCATCATCTCTCTTTTCTTTTTCGCCAGTATTACAGATTTTCTTATACTTAGCACAATCTGATGCTGGACCAGAACAAGAAATTCCTAGAAGTTGAAGAACAAAATTTACTGCTCCACCCAACAAATTGAGAGCACTACCAACTACACCAAGAATATCTTGGAGAGGACCCAAGATACTTCCCAGCATCTGTTCCATCAAAGAGTTGAACTGAGAGAGAATACCGTTTACAAATGTATCTAATAAGCAAGCAGCGTTTTGGTAAATCTGAGTGATGTAACTCATGATTACATTTGTCAACCACTTCTCAAGACGCTCACCAAGATCTGCCATTTTACATCCCAGATCTTTCAGCATTCTATTGAACCATTCTGTGACTGGTGTCAAAATATTACCAGTATCACTTGGTGCAATTAGCATCTTAATTAGATCTTTTACGCCAGCGGTAATCTTCTGAATTACAAATCCTTTTACCCTAGCAATAAACTCTCTAAGAACTTTCTGTGCTTTAGCTATCTTATTTCTGCCAATACTGGTAACATCACTAATCTTACCGTTGACTTGCCCTACTAGATAACTTCCAATATTTCCATTATTTCTCTGGATCTCAAATAACAATTCACCCAGAATAATTTTCATCTGTTCTTTGATGTCTGGTTTATCGCATTTTTCTGCTACCGTTTGACACCACTTCTCATCTAGTATACCAGCTCTCTTTCTATCTGGTACAACAACTTTCTGTTCGCCCTCTTCGTTTCTACTTCCATCAGGTAACGCTCCAGTAACTGTATTAGGTTTTTCTACTCCATCTCCTGGAGTTCCATCAGTTGGTGGATAGTTTGGATTTTTATCTGATGATGTAGTGTTGGTGAATGCACTACCATCCCCTGGTTTAGTTTCTGTTATTCTAACTGTTGCACTTGGAGTCTGACCGATAGACCCCATTACTATTGGTTTTTGCTTATCAGTATCAAAATAAAAACCAACGACCCAACATCCCTTGATAAGTTGATGGTTTGCTCCACCAATATTACCAGGCATGAAAGGAACGTTGACAGGCATCATAACTTGAGCCCATGGCAAGTCTTTAGTGGGTAAGAGTTCCTTACTAGAAGGGTGATCTCCCACAATACGAACTTTAAGACGATATCCGCCTTTGTTTTCATTAGAGTCAGCAGTAGTCTCTTCGACTTGCCCTACCCACCAATTGAAAGAATCTCCAATACGATGAGTTGGGACGAGTTGTGATAATAACTGGTCCATACTAATTATTCATCAAAGATTTTACACTCTGGTGCGCCTGGTTCTACTTCACAATAAAGTTCTAGTGCTGTGGGATCGTGATGATCTCCTGCCTTAATTTCTTCTTTGTGGTTCTCAACATACACTTCTAACTCATGTAGTTCTTCTTCTACATGACGACGTTGCTGTGGTGATGTCAAAGGATTTTGGAGAATCTCTTTATCCTTCTCGATATGCTTTTCGATGCTTTCCATAGGTAATTACCTCCTGTGATTATTTAGTGCTATGATTTGATTCCCTATCTTTCATTCCATAAGAATCTCTCAATAATCTGAGCGTAGTAATAAATCTGCCCGTAGGACCAATTGTGGTGTCATATGTGTGAGTTACTTCACCAACCAAATACAATCCACTGCTTTCTGGATCATATGGGTCTTTCTTACCTTCTTCGGTAGAAAGTTTGTTGATTAGTCTAACGTCAACTTTATCACCAGCACAAATCTCTGGATTTCCTGGAATAATGATGGTGCATGTTTGATTTTTTAATAGTTCATATCTGGCAATAGACTGTGTTGCATAAAATTTTTGCCAGTCTGCAAATTGAGTTGGGGACGTTCCTCCATCTTCAGGATCTGGAGACGCTGGTCCAGATCCATTGTACCATGTCTCATGATCTAAAAATATTGACATAATTCTAGTTGGATAGTCGCTAAGTTCAATTTGATCTGCTGGTATCAAACTAATACTGCTCTGTCCTCCTAAGTGTGCCATATTGTCGTAACTATCACGAATCTTGTAGACATACTCTTCGTACTGCCCCGTAGAATAATTGAAGAATACTACTAGAGATGAGTATTTACCTCTTCTCATAGACTGAAGCACGTCAACTTCAGAACCAAAATATGATTCATAGATGGCAGTATCTAGATCCTTATCATCTTGATTACCCAATCTTTCTGTATATGGTCCCCAGGTCTCGGATTTTAATTCTTTAGATTTTAATTTACTTGTCTCATCGGCACATAAGGAATCTACAGCATAAAAATTATACCCACGTTTGTTCTCCCAGAAGAAAAATCCACCACTTCCCTTAATACTCTGGGATGTCTCTCCACCTGAACTTTTGTCTTTTCCTGACGTATAACTAACTTGAGGAGAGACACTATTTCCAGTAATTTGATTCAAAATATCAAATGGTCTCCTTCTGTTTGCAATGAGTTTTACATCAAATTTTGATGGTTCTGAGTTGATTGTTTTCTCAGTTTTTAAACTATTTTGTAGTAGATCTTTTACAATAGATTGTGGGTTTCCATTTAATGGTTTTGCTACTCGCGTAATTTCATTGACTAATACTTCTTTAGAAATCAGTCCTAAATTATATGCTTGTTTGTTCTGTCTTGCAAATCTATTCTTAACAGTCCATACAATCAATTTGTATTCATATA